AAAGCCTATTGACCAAAAGCGTTTTAGCGCAGCGGTGCAAGCCATTGCCAAAGGTGAATATACCCGCGAAAAGCTCGAAGCTAGCTTTGAATTAACCGAAGGTCAAACCGATATGCTTAACGCGTTATGAAGACTTTCAAAATTCGATGTTCTGCCATAGGTAAAATAATGACTTCCCCTCGCACAAAGGGGGAGTTATTAAGCCAAACCGCAAAGACATACATAGAAGAAGAAGTGCTACGTGCGAAATACGGCGTTATTAAGACGTTTTCAAGCCGTTACACCGACAAAGGTAACCTAGTAGAAGACGAAGCCATAGAAATGGCCTCAAACGCGCTAGAAATGGGTTTCTTATATAAGAACCATGAACACTTTGAAAACGACTTCTTAACGGGAACGCCAGACGTAAACACGGGCGACATACTTTTGGACGTCAAAAGTTCTTGGGATGCCACTACCTTTCCGTTTTTTGCTACGGAAATACCTACAAAGGATTATTATTTTCAGTTGCAAGGCTACCTTGAATTGACGGGTAAGACCGAAGCTTTGCTAGTTTACTGCCTAGTCAACACACCCGTGGATATGATTGAAGACGAAATAAGACGCGCACATTGGGCAGCTCGATTAATAGACGAAAGCCAGGAATTACGCGACGAGGTGTTAAAGCGCCATTCATTCGACCATATACCCGACAACCGCCGTGTAAAGGTCTTTAAAGTACAAAAAGACGAACAAGTAATAGCCGAAATCAAAGAGCGCGTAGAACTATGCCGCGAGTATTTTAACACCTTATATAATTTCCTATGAAACAAGAAGTAGAAGACCAGATAGTAAAAAGCGTGCTTGCAAAGTACGTCGAACGCTCAAACACGGGACTAAAAAAATACGGAACGCCGCTAACACGAAACGACTTAACACTAGATCAATGGCTAACCCACTTACAAGAAGAACTAATGGACGCCACGTTGTACCTAGAGCGCATTAAAAAAGACATAGCGCTACTAGAGGTCGAAGCGTTTAGCAATGGTTACCGCGAAGCAATTACAAAACGAACTAAGTAATATGAAACAAAAAGAATATAAACCAACCCGCCAAGAAAAAAACCGAAGCGAACTATCGGCATACGGCACAATGATACTGGTAACAGTCATTGCAATTATTTTAGTAATCAATTTAATTTTTAATATATAATGGAAACAAAGAACAACGCGGGTGCAATCTTTAAAAACACCTATAAAAAGACGGAAAGCCACCCAGACTACAAAGGAAAATGCGTAGTAAACGGCAAAGAAATGGAAATAGCGTTATGGGTAAAAGACACAAAGACGGGCGAAAAGTTCTTTTCAGCTTCATTTAGTGAGCCATACGTAGCCCAAGAACCTACAAACCCACCAGTAGCACTTAACGACGACCTACCATTTTAAAAAGTTATGAACATAAACGACATAGAATTGCGTAATAAGATGCGCGAGGTTTTAAAGTCGAAAACACGTAACCAAATAGCCGAGGAAATCAAAGAAAAAACGGGTAAGTTTCACCCTTTCCAAATTCAAAATTTCCTAGATGGTAAAGACGTTTCGTTAAGTACGGCGGTAAAGCTAGACGAGTACATAATAAGACACCAACTTTAAACGCTTAACTACTACTAGAGGCCCCTTAATTGGGGCTTTTTTGTTGAAAAATAATTGAAACACGAATATAAAAACGTATACTTTTGGCTTATGGAAATACTAATATATGTTTCGCTAGCGTGGTGGCTTGTCAATTTTGAGCCATTACAGCTACTTTTAGACGCTATCTTTAGCCGTATACCAATTAACAACCTTACAATAGCTATACACGCCGCTTTCGGGTGTCCTAAGTGCGTAGGCTTTTGGACTAGTTGGGCTTTAACTGGTGACTTTTTAACGGCTACGCTTATAAGTTTAACCGCACACGCTATTGACCTATGCTTACAGAGGCTCAACAATTAGAGGCTAGCAAATTGCTCGAACAACTTACGCCAACACGGCTAAGTAAAATGCACTTGAAAAAGCTGCAAAAGATAAAGAACGCCGTAACGGGCCAAAATGACAACCGCTGTTTATGCGCCGCTTCGGATCGTGTAAACTATTATAATGAGTTCCTTGTCTGGTATCAAAAAAATTCTTGATGCGTACATAAGCGCAAATTACGACGAGGTTAGGGCATATACTAACCATATGCTAACGCGTTTACGACACCATAAAAAGCTAGACCTTATAATGGTAAAGGCTGACACTATAATAAACAACGCATATTTGCACGTTGCTAGCATGGACGACCACGAAGCCGACCAAAACACGGTAAAAAGCTACCTACTTAACACAATCAAAATGCAAGTATGGTGGCCAACGTCTGTAAGTAGAAAACAAGACGAGGTTTATAGCCAAGAATACGTAGCAAAAGACGAACCCAACGACACCGAAATAGAGCATAAGGTCAAAATAGAAGAACTTATAAACCTTCGCAAAGCTTGCATAGCTATTTACTTAGACGAATTGGTTAGCCCCGTGGAAAAAAGAATAGCCGAGGCGTATTTTGAACACCGCCGCCAAACCTCTAGGGAAATGGCCGAGTTCTTCGACATACCTAGAACCTCGGCGTACTACATGATAAAGGCTTTGAAACAAAGGATTAAAGAAATCGAATATAGTTATAGAAATGGAAAAGACCAATAAAATAGCTGCGGGCATTGTTGTTACGTCAATAGGTACTTTAATAGCCCTATGCGAATACCGACACGCTTTGTTTTTAACGGGGTGCTTTATTGCTTTGAGCGGCATAGGAATTATAGTAGAAACCATAGAAAAACACGAAAGATGAAAATTAAAGAAGAATACAAGGGCAAAACAATCATTATTTACGATAGTGTCCTAGGCGAACGCCGAGTAGAAGTAGACAAAATAGACCCTAAGCGCTTCACGTATTACACTACGCTAGGTTTGGGCTACCTATTCGAAAAGGAAAACCAAACAATTAGCTACACGGGCATTGATCACGAAGTGGCGCAAGCGGACGCAGTTGAAGAACCGAAGCCAGTTGTTAAGAAAACACGAAAAAGAAGAAAAAATGAGCCAACCAATTAAAGGTGAAAAGCAAGTAGACTTTATAACTCGCTGCATGAAGGAGCAAGACAGCGTAGACAGCTTTCCAGACAAGTTCGAACGCTACGAAGTCTGCCAAAGGGTATGGGAAACACACGCCCGCGAGGCCATGACAAAATACGTGAACTCACTAAAGAAAAAGTAATGGCTTTTTATCTTATAGACATGGGCGTAAACATGAGCCATATAGGCCACGCCGTAGAAGTCGAACTAAGAAAAGACGAAAACCATATAATTATCTACTTAACAGACATGCCAAACCTACTATGCGTAGAAGAACTAACCGAAGACCAATTTTTAGACCACTATAAAAACACGAATAATGGGAAAACATAAGTACATAGAAACACCAGAAAAGCTATTAGAAATGTTTTTAGCCTACAAGGACAAAGTACAATCAAACCCAAGGGTAATAGACAAAGCTTTACAAAGCGGTAAAGTAGTTCAAGAAAAACTGCGCGTTCCGTTAACGTACGAAGGCTTCGAAGTATTCGGGTACGAACTAGGCGTAACAATTGACCATTATTTTAGAAATACCAATGGAGCGTACGAAGATTATTGCGGGGTCTGCCAACGTATAAAGAAAGCAATTCGACAAGACCAAATTGAAGGTGGCATGGTTGGTCAATACAACCCGTCCATAACCCAACGTTTGAATAACCTAACCGAAAAGACGGACGTAACCTCAAACGGCGAAAACATAAACGAAATTAAGATTAGCATAATTAGACCCGACACCAAAGAACTAGAGTAATGGATCTCAAGTCTACAATAGTTTTTGAAAAGAATTACGACGCGCTTTATAATAACGAGGCGCGTTTTATCATTAACGAAGGGGGTTCGCGTTCAAGTAAGACGTACAGCCTTTGCCAGCTAATTATGGTGTATTGCTTACAGAACCCGCAAAAGGTTGTCAGCATCATTAGAAAGACCTTCCCAGCGTTACGGGCAACGGCTATGCGCGACTTCTTAGAAGTGCTTAAAGAGGCGGGAATATACGACAAGACTAGCCATAACATGAGCGAACATATTTACACCTTCCCAAATGGTTCGATAGTTGAGTTCTTTAGTGTTGATGACGAGCAAAAAATAAGGGGCCGAAAAAGGCACGTGGCGTGGTGTAACGAGGCGAACGAACTATTTCTAGACGACTTCACCCAGCTAAACATGCGTACCGAACAAAAGCTAATCTTTGACTACAACCCGTC